CCAACCGAATCACCATTCAACTTTATAACTTACTTTTTTTGAGCCACTTAAAACTTTCCGCAGAGTGATGCGCAGAGGTAAAAGTGGCTTTTTTCTTTGTTTTTAGCCTCATTCCTGGCAATCTCTGAAAACCACAAAGGCAACAACTTCGAACACCTATATTATATAATGGCATACATTGTGCCTTTGTTATGTCAAGTTCATTTTCACTAACATGACAGACATTGATTTCATTAGACTTTCCGCACTTGTGTTTGCGACAAGACTGATTGGCAAGGCTGCCGACCCAGTCAGTGAGGGGACGGATATGGCAGAAAGATTGTTTAACAAACTAAAAGAAAAGGAGGAATGATGAAAAGCACCCTGCTCCGGTGAGAATCGAAGCAGGGTTTTTTCATGCGTTATGGATATGTGAGTATTCTAATGCTCACTCTAATCCCTTGTACAGTTTCTTCCTACAGCAATCGCACATGAACATCTTTGCAACTGAGAACATCTTCTTGGCTATGTCACCGCTCATATACTGAAACTCCTCTCCATACGGATCAATATCATAAGCCAAGGCAATGTGTTTAGCAAGATGACCTTTCTCATGGTCGTAGGAATGAGCGAACTCATCTGGACTACTAGTCTTGGCAATCACCATGACAGTCTCTCCCTTTCTGCTATTGGAATAAGTAAAGCCAGTATTAAGTTCTCCGGACTCAAGATTCTCCTTTGCTCTCCTATACTTCTCTCCTGAACATCCAATTCTTTTGAGTTCATTCAGTATGTCTTCCACCCAATAAGTGGTCACTGAGTAGAAGACCTTGCAATGCCAATCGTAGTCCGGTAGGTATATGTCATGTACTATCATGGCTACAATATATCTTCCCAAGGGATAGGAACTCCGTTTCCATCCATCTTGGCAATCCACATTCTGAAAAGATTTTCGGGATTGTCGTCAACATCATCTATAATGCACTTAATGTGCTTTGCAAGATGCTGTTCATCTTCTATGGACTCCTTCCAAAAATCGGCAAGGATCATGTTTGCTACATATACGAAGTTGTATCCTATGTTGTTCTTTAGGGTAACTCCATTCTTTGTAAGCATTTCTTCCACTCTCTCCTTTGAATATGGCTCAATCTTTTCCAGGTTTCCAGTAGCCTTGCTTTCTCTTTCCATTAAAGAAACAGCCCATTCGCAAGCCTTCTTCGAGAATGAGTATCCATAGTTACGGAGATAAGCCTTCATCCTAGGAGGCATCATCTCCACATCATACATATCAAGAGGTGTTCTTCTTTTCATATCACTCTTTCTTAAAAGAGGGGAGTTTCCTCCCCTCTGATTAACTACCTGCGTCTTCTGCGTCTTTCGTTCATGTCGTCATCCTCATCGTCATAGTCGAATCGGTTTCCGTACATTGATCGACTGCTGTAAGAGCCACCTCCCTGGCTTCCTCTGCCTCCGTATGAACCGCCTCCGGAACCGCCAGAACCCATCTGGCCATAGTTTCCTCTTTCGCCCATACTCTCAGGGTCTTCCATCATCTGCTCTACGCATTGCATGGCTTTTCCCATATACTTCAGAGCCTTTTCGATATGGTCGGAAACTTTCTCAACCTTATCTTCTGTGATTTCAACAATGTATCCCATAATTATTCCTCCTTACTTCTTTTAGATTTAGACTGTTCCAGGGCATTAGACAGCATGGACATCATATCCCTAAGGGTATCTTTGATGCCGACTACCTCTCCCTCAAGCATTGTCATCTTCTCTTCATGCTCCTTTTCTTTCTTGAAACTTGGATTCAAATCTCTGAGGATTCCATCGCAAGAGGCAAGCACCTTTTCGTGATAACCAACACTATCTAGGATTCCCTTGCTTGTATGGAGTAATCCTTCAACCTCTGCACTCATTGCCTCCTTGCTGTCACTTACAATGACACTTCCACTGTTTGCAATACTAGCATTGGCATTGAGCTGTTTGAACTCAAGGATTTCTTCGTCAACTTTGACCTTTACATCTACAACCATCTCCGGCTGCGTATTATAGCCAAACTGACCATACTTTGGTTGTGGATTGGTCATACTTACCACTTGACCAATCTTGAGCTTTAGTTCTTCTCCTTTCTCTAGGATGTAGAACAATCCATTCTGTCTAAGCCCTGAAAACATATCTAAATCATTTTGTTGTTACTTAAAACGAACCCGAAGCCTCCGGTGCCGAAGCAGCAGCCGCAGCAGCCGCAGGTGCTTCATAAGTTCCAACCAATTGCAATCTACCTGTTCGGCTGTTATAGTAAACAAGTACAAGGCTTGCTGTATCTGCTCCACCTAAGTCAGCTACAGTTGCTTGACCTCCACTTGAGTTGAGAAGCTGAACTGAGCCAAAGAGGACGGGCAGAGTATCTGTAGCAGCCGTTGGAATAGGCTGTTGCAAATCAACGAGCAACAGACCAGTAAAAGCATTGTTCCTAAAAGCATCAAATGTGTAGGTCACATTTGTAGCTGTTGCGGTAACGCCTCTACTTTCTATTCCTATAGTTCTGTCTAAGATAAACATACTCGTAAGGTTTAGAATGCGTTGTTAAATCCGAAACCAAATGGGAATCCGAAACCTCCGAAGCCTCCACAGAATGGTGCGTTGATGCTACGATCTACACGAACATACTCTGGAGTGGCAGGGATAACCTCTGTCTTTGGCAACTTGCACTTGATGCTTGCTACATCCTCTGCGATAGGGGCGAGCATTGCATGGAACTGAGCTGTCTGCTGTGCGTTGTTAAGCATTGCTGCCTGCTGTGAGTTTTTCTCACGGAGAGCATCGAGCTTGTCCTGGAGTTCACGCATCTCGGCTGCTCTCTGACCTTCTAGAATCTGTGCAGTTGATGATGCGATTGCCTTTTCGATGCTGCAAGTCTGGTCTTTGAAAGCATAACCTATTGAGGAGAAGCCCTCACTCATTATGCCCTTGAGATCGCAGCAACAAGTTGCGAGCTGAGTAGCAAGACTTGCGTTGCCTGCCTGGAGTGCGTTGATTACCTGCTGGAATGACATTGCGTTCTGACCTGCGAGATTGCAAATCTGAGTAGACACCTGAGTTACAGCATCCTGCACTCTTGCAGTTGAGCAACCGATTGTCTGAGCGAGCTGTGAGAGGTCTGTGCCATTACGCTGAATAGCGGACATGAGCATTTCTCTCTCTGCGGAGTTGCTGTTGCCACCTCCTCCGAAGATGCCACCTCCATTGTTGTTTCCAAAGAGAGCGGCTACGATGATAAGAGCGATGATGCTCTCAAAGCCATTGTTTCCGAAGAAACCACCATTGTTTCCTCCCATGTTGTACAGGATAGCAGGGTCAATTCCCCTCTGCTGTAGGAATGGAAGAAGGGCATTCAGAGAAGCATTGCCCTCTGTGCCGAACTGATACACTTTTGTGTCTGACATAATTAAAAAGTTTAGCGTGACAGCACCATTGCTATCACGCCACAAAAGTCAGACATAGTTATTGCCTCCTAAAGGAGTTGTTGCCTAGCTAGTTCGAAGTTATTGCCGATGTCACTACTTATTAGCTTCAATCTCATAGGTAGTGTATGCAAAGCATGATTTACTGTTCTACTTGGGTGACGGATCAACTCCGAAATCTCTTTCGAACAATAACCTTTCATCCTCATAAAGTAGATGACCAGCCACCTTGCATCTACTACCTCCTTCACTCTTGACTTTCCAAGAACATCCTGTTCAGTCACATCTGTCAGTTCAGTCACGACCTTGATGACCTTGCTGAAATCTTCGCTCTTTCCCATCGTAATAAAAATTACACATCTCCGGTCATTACAAAAGAAAAGCCACTACATATAGTAGTGGCTATCAAGTTATTGCTCAATATAGAAATATCAACTTTTCGGTCTAAACTTACAGTCGAAAACACATGGAGCATAGTCTTGCTGTTCTGCATGCAAAGCTTGTCTTTGTATATTTTCAACATGCTGAATCAATGGACCTATAGAACCTGATATATGCTTTGCATTATACTCCGAATATGCCTTAAATGCGCTGTGCATTATCTCTCTTACGTCTTTATCGCATATCATCATACTTACTATAGCTGAGATAACACACCTGCTATTGCCATATGCATTGCACATTACATCACCTTTGTCGTATGAGATACATATCACACCTTTAGGTTCACCATTGTTCCATTCAATGCCATTTGCCAAAGAACTGATGTCTTTCATCAATTCCTCCATTGTTTTCGAATCACACATACAATCTGTTTTTAATGAACTACATGCTTCATCTGAGTTCCAACATCCTTGCCAAACAAAATAAGCACTGTCAATAGTGCTTATTTTACTTTCATTGACTAAACTAAAACAACTCAACAACTTATGATAGGAAAATAAGATTCATTGTACATTTTTACACAAAAAACGGACATTATCCATTGATAACATCCGTTTCACTGTACATTCTTGTACATTATTATATAAATCTGCGTATAAACCCAAAAATAGACTTTCTATATTTCAGCATCAAAAGGGATAAGGCAATCCAAAATCCTATCATCTGAGTCTTCTGCCACCAGGTAAGGTCTCTAGGCACCTTTACTTCTACTGGGTACGGCTTCGGAACTTCCACTTCCCTATCACGAAATACTACACTGTCTTTTTTTACTACAGGTGTCTCTGTAGGAACCGGGACTTTTCCTTTCTTATTATTCAATGTATGATGCAGCCTACCGGAACTATCTATACTAGCATCACTTTCGGCAAAGTCTGTTTCAAGGTGCGAATGTGAATCCTGTGTAGTATTCTCCTTTTCTTGAGAGGGAACACTTACAAAGACAGTGTCTTTTACATATATCGTTTCAACATTAGTAACTATTCTTACACTATCTCTTACAGAAGGACCAGGAGAAGGTGCCTTGCTTACTGTTCCGCACGACATTAGCAAGAACAGCAATATCGTGAAAATAAACTCCTTCATACGCCTTTTACTTACATATTTAGTCCGTCTGCCGTAGGTTCAATCTTAGAGCCTGTTGACGGGTCTTTGCTTGACGGATAGGGGTTTGGTTCATCCAATCTCTTAAGGTCCATTCCGAGCCACATAATGGCTTCTTGGAGCTTTGTGATTGACAGACTTCGTTCCCTGCTTGAAGGAGCAAGCTTTACCATCTGCAGAATTTCATCGATCTGCTTTCGCATATCCTTGTTGAACATAACCTCATCTTCGTGGGTCATGTCATTCATGTTGGTCTCCGTAACCCTAGTGGCTTCGACTATGTAATGATTCTTTTCGATAGCCTCAAGCATATCGGTTGCTCCTTTTACATAAGCAGTACCAATAACTCCTTCTGCTGCTTTGATTTCCGGGGTGAACTCTACTATACTTTTTGCTAGTTCAACTGATTTTGCTTCAATGTCTAAATACATAATAACTTACTTTATTTGATTATTACTTTCACCATACAAACATGGGGAATAATGAGGAATTTTGAGGGAATTCCCTCTAATCCATTGTAGCAGCTATATACGAAACTATTGCATCAACATGACATCGTATAACTGCATTCCTTCCTTCGGTAGACAGCAGATACTTTACATCCGTCTTACTATCCATAAAGAAGTTCTCAGTCAGCACTGCGGGACAGAGGGTATCGGTTAGGATAGTAAACTTCGCTTCCTTGTCTCTTTCTCCGTCAACTTGCTTCCATTCCCTTATGGTCTGACCTTCAAAGTGGCGCTTTGCCATTGACATGAAATGGTCTGCAAGATCGTCACTCTTAGTCTTTCCAGGCGATGTCCAAACCTCCCATCCTGTAGCATTCATCCATTTGCTTCCACTGCCGGCAGCATTACAATGAATGGACACACAAAGGACATTTTCTTTTCCCATAGAATGGCACTTTACATTGACTCTATGCACTCTCTCCAAAAGACTAACATCGTATAGCTCCGGGGTGAGGAAATCAGCATCGTAGCCAAGTCTTCTTAGTTCAGAAACAACCTTTGAAGCAATCTCTCTTGTATAGGTAGCTTCTATCAACTTTCCGTCCGGGCTTCTCTTTCCAGGGGTGTTATTGCCATGTCCATTGTCGACAAGTATCAATACATTATCTTTTGCCATTTCTTCTTTCCTCCCAACTTTTATACAAGTGATCATATTCAACAAGTGGAACTTCCACTTTGAGACCTCCTTTATAAAGCACGGTCATTGTCTCATAGCCAGGCTTTTGATTCTCTTTCGGTCTAGCATTGATATGTTGGATATCATCCAAAGGAATAAGCTGCTTATCCCTCGTTTCAAAGATTGCCTTTGCCATTCTTTTTTTCCTCCTTTCTAAGTTTTCCGTCTGCCTTGATTGCCTTTACGATCTTCTCGGCAGTCTCGTTGTCTGTTGCTTCAACAATGGCTTCTATAATGTCTGCCACTTGTGCTGCACTTGACTTCTTTTTCTGAAAGTTCTCCAAGACACTTTTGCCCTCAATGATGAGGATTCCAAGGGTGCAGACTACGGCAGCATAAGGAATAATATACCATGTGAAAGACAATCCGAGTACATCAATCAGCACACCGAAGATAACCACACGAAGATAGTCAAGAGCCTTGGCTACCGTTCTGCGGAGTGCCTTGCTCCGTATCTTTTCACGATTCTTTCTTGCTGCATCTATGCCAGTCCACAAGTCAATGAGACAAGCTGCTATAACAAGGACACAACACATGAATATGATTGTGATTCCGTGTCCTATGTCCTGAGTGAGATTCAAATGTAAATTCCACATGTCTTTTCAAGTCAAGTTTTAAGATGCTCCCCACCGAAGCAGGGAGCAAACATGAATTAGAGAGCTTCGCCCTTAGCGATCTTTGCTTCGAGACCTGCTATTGCTTCGGAGATAGCGGTTGCTACCTCTATCTCTCTGCCTTTGATGATGTTCATATTGACACGCATCTCATTGCCGTCCGGACTACCATATTCTACGGTATGGAAGTCAGCGATTGACTTAGGCTCATCATCACCTTCTGTCACATTGCCTCCGTTGATGTTCTTGAGCTTTCCGGTGCCGTGGTCTATGGCGAATGAAAATGTAGTCTTCAGGCTTCCCGAAACTGCTTCGTAGTTGCCTGTTGTTGTGAGGTTTGTTACTGTTCCCATGATATATCAATTTAAGGGGTTAATTATTCATCAAGTAGAGCCTTGATCTCAGCGTCGTCCACATCGTTCTTAGGCTCGACATATCCGTTGAAGATAGGAGCGAGAACCTGCATGGTTGCCGGAATTAGGTTCTGCTCTGCATCTCTGCAAGCCTTGCAGAACTCCTTTCGGTCAATCTGCTTGAGTTCTACTTCCGCATCCTTGTCAAGGTATGCATCAATAGCCTTGTTGAGTTTCTTGAGCTGAGATTGCACATCCTTGTAGTTATCGTTGATAACTGCCTGAACAGCCATTCTCTTTGTGCCTTCGAGAGCGTTCATCTTTGTGGTGAGCTCGTCATAAGCGGCGAGTCTATCCTTGTCAATAGTCTCGACTGTAAGCTTCCTTGCTGTGGTCTGAGCATTCTGGAATGAGTTGTTAACATCTGCGAGAGCAAGCGTGTTGCTGATAATCGCTTCTGTCATGTCGTCGCTCATCTTGTTGAGCTTGATGCCCAGGACTGCCTGATACATCGCAATTGCTGTGTTTCGTTTCATGGCTTACTCTGCTTTAGGATTATCACTTCTCCATACCTTGTAGGCTGTCCATCCTCCGAAGATAAGGTTAAGGATGCCCGCAACGGTGAAGATGTACTCGTGGGCGTTGATGCCGTGATAGATTGCTCCTGCCGAGCAGATGATGAAGACTATCACATAGATAGCCATCGCATAAGTTGTAATGATTCCTTTTTTCATAATACTATAATATTAAGGTTTTGAAACGTAATAAGTTTTTGCTGACAAAATAGTTACCTGTCCTTGGGTGCTGTTCTGATATTTTCTAGCGTAAATAGAAATAGTAAATGCAAGTTGAGAACCGTTACTCCAATCATCAAACTGATAGTTCATGAGTGTATTCAGAACAGAATCCAATGTAAACGTCTGATTTGCGCCATACATATACATCGTATATTGCTGCTCTATTCCATTAACTTGCGTTCCGTCAAGCTTGTACATCACTCCATACGCATTGGTGATATTCACCTGAATGTATATAGGGTCTTGCTGAGTAAACAGCCATTCGCTTGGTGTTACCAATTTCAGCGAAGACGAAACATTGTTTAGGACATAGGTCTGACGACCATTGATTGTGCTTCTCTTGGTTGCATAACCGAGGTTGGCTGTGAGCGTTCCTTTCAGCCCAGTGAGAACCTTACCCATGATGGCAACAATAGTCTTCCTGTCGGCATTTTTTTCTATCTCCATCGAAAACAGCCATCTATCGCCAATCGGCTTTGTTGCACTTCCTACAGAAAGAGGTATCTTGTCTGTTTGGTAGGTCAAATTCTGCACGCCCACAGCAATCAAAAGCAATTCTTCATCTTCTCTATCAGCCAATTCTGGAATAACATAAGGATAAATATTACCTGAAACATCAGAAGGTAATACGCTTTCGCTATATGCAAATAGAATGTTAGGGAATGTAGATACCGATAAGTCATTAACTTTTACATTAGTAGGTAGAAGCCATTGCATACTTCCTGTATAAAAAATATACAATGCAACATACATATCATTGGGCGCTTTAAGTATATCACCAAGCGTCACACATTTTGCTGGGTCGTAACCACTCTTTCCTGTACTATTGGCTATGATACTTACTCCATTTGCATAGTCAATATATAAGTCTCTCGGAAAGTCAAGATACAACGGACTTACAGCACCATGGTAATAACCATCCCAATCTCGCATTCTATTAGGAGATGTTGCACCTCCTTTGGGCTTGATATACTCATACACGGCATGAGGTTCTGTTGAAAAGCCTGCCTTGAAATATAACGACTCCTTACCAAAGCCATAGTGATTTTCCTTTCTTTGGGCTTCAGTAAGATTCACAGGAGTATTATAGTCTTCGGGCTTATACCTAGCGAACTTCTTAATCATGCTGCTCTGGCACAAGTCCTCAAAGTCACTTGATGCGGAGTTAATCAGCCCCGCGAGCTGTTGACACAGAGCCGTGTGGGTCTCCGTGTTGTTGTCTGCCATTGTGAATACGTTACCA